TCGAGCAAGTGGCTCGGCCACGATCCGGCGTAGAGCGTTCGCAGCGTGCCAGGCTTCGCGTCCCGATCGACGCGGTACTCGGTCGTCGAGAGCGTCGCCGTGTTGCCCGCCTCGCTCGCGGTGTAGACGATCGACACCGCCGTGCGTCCGGCGGTCTGGCTCATCGGCGGGCGGGGCAACTCGATTACCGCCGGAAACGCATCGAGCCGCATCACGTACTGCGTGTCCACGAGCGTCTCGTCCATGTACGTCTCGCAGTACTCGCGAGCCGCCGAGATGAGCGCAGCGATGTAGGCGTCGTCAGTGTTGTCATCGACGCGGATGTGAGCCTTGGCTTCGGCGACGCTCACCGGTTCGACAACCGGCTGCGTGGCGACCTTGAGCGACCGATACCGCTTGCCGTCATTCATGCCGTCGCCCCCTGCGTCGTGGCGTCACGTCTGCTCGCTCCGCGACGGGCTCCACCGCTGCCGTCTCGATCAGCGATTGCTGCGTCTCCCGCTTGGCGTAGCCCCACGCGAAGAGCCTCGCCGCGAAGGACTCATCCACCTCGACGAGCTCGCCCGCCTTGTAGGCACCGTATGCACGATTCATCCGCACTCTGATTGTCGTCACTCGCCGACCCTCCATGCAGTTTCGGGCGGTCGCTTTGTCCGCTGCCAGTTCGTCGTGTGCTGGAACACCGGACCCGAGAAATCCTTACTCGGCCACGAGATCACGTACTCGCCGTGGCCGATGCACACGCGCGGCGTGATGAAGAGGCGGTTGCCGCTCGCCTTGAACTGACGCCAAAACCACAAGTCGTCGTCAATCCGCCCGTCGCCCCAGCCGCCCTCGGCGTCGGGCTTGCTGTGAAACCACGGCTTCAGCGTTCGCCTGAGCGCCCTGGTCGAGATGATCGTGCAGCCGAAATGCGCGGTATCGACCTGCTGCACAGGCTCGGCGAACCACGACAGCGGCAGTTCTGTTTTCCCGTCTGCGGGCGGGTCGTCCATCGTGTCGAGGAGCGTGAGCATCGGCCGCCCGTCCTCGCGTTTCGCCTGGATCGGGGCGAGGGCGTCGCACTGGCAGGTCATCGCCAGAGCGAAGAGCCTCTCGACATCGGACTGCGTGACGAACGTGTCGTAGTCCAGCGTGATGATGTACTCGGTCTTGTCCGAGAACATCTCAAGCATCCTGGTGAGGGCCATCGACCAGTAGGCACCCTGCCCGAGCGTCGGGCGAATGTGCAGCGGCATGAGGCTCTCGATGAACGCGAAGACGTTCGTCAAGGGTCCAAACCTCGGAGCCGACAGCACCGCCTCGGCACGAACTTCGACCGACGTATCGCCGACCTGCACGATCACGAGAAAGCCCTCAAGTGAAAACGGCGGGCGGCTCGTCGCCGCCCGCCGCTCACTGTGTCGGTCGTGTCAAGCCGATCAGCCGCTGACCGTGGCGTTGACGCCCTTCGCCGAGGCGCTGACCGGGCCATCGACGCCCTTGCCGAGCCGGGCGACCGTGTAGACGGTGCCGGTCGTGTAGGGCGTGGCGGTGAGCTTGAGGTACCTCTTCTTCCCACGGCAATCCACGTCCATCCGCACGACCACGTCGCCCGCAGTGGCGGTCGGCGTCGGGATCGTGAATCCGCCGGTGCCGCCACCGACGAACGCCGTCACGTCGGAGTAGGACGAGTTGTCGTCCGACTCGGACAGCTTCAGCACCGTGAAGGACGCCTGCGAGGTAAAGCCCGCGTTCGCCCACGGCTCCTGCCCCACGTCGAGCGACACGTACTCGTAGCCGAGACGGTCGATCACCAGCGTGTGGGTCTGCGCCGCAGTCAGGTTCTCGGTGTGACCGACGACGCTCTTCGTCGCTTCGAGATGGTTCACTGTCTAGATCTCCTCGGAGGGTTGAGAGTCAGTCAGTCATCAGCCGAACTTGAGAGCCACGACCGGGCCAGCCTTGGTGGTCGATCCCACGTCATGCACGACGATCGCGTTGCGGGTCGTGGCGAACGTGAGAACCTGGTCGTATTCGACGTAGCGCTCGGACGCCGTGCGGATCTGGATCGCCCGACGCTCGCCGTAGACGGCGGCCTGCGAGAGGTCGCCGAAGAGGCAGGCCACCTCGCCGCTCGAATCGTCGAGCGAGGAGTGCATCGAGTGAACCAGCGTCACGGGGTAGCCGAGGAACCGCTCGCCGAATCCGGCGGCCACGTCGCTCGTGCTGTTTCCGCCGGGGCCAGAGGCTCCACCGGGCAGCATCGCGAGCCGCAGCATCGCCGAGCCCCAGCCAGCGGGCGAGATGAAGAACCGAGCATTCCGGCGGGCGTAGATGGGCAACTTCGCGACCATGTCGGTGAAGTTTTTCATCGTGAGCTCGCCGTAGGTGTCCTCGGTGCCAGCGGTCGTGCTGACGACCGACGCCGAGTGCTTCGATTCGAGGATCTTCTTCGTGATGCCCTGCACGCCGTGGTAGGTGCTGGTGCCATCACCGACGAATCCCGCGTTATCCACCGCCTCGGCGAACGCCTGCGCCGTTTCCACGGCCATGAGATCGGCGAGGTCGATGACGGAGTCTTCGAGTAGGCTGTTCGGAAGCCTGTTCGCCACACCCCAAATCTTCGCCACGAGCTCGATGTTGTCGAACGTCACGTCGCTCGCGAGCACCTCGGCGTTCTCGCCGACCGGACGGGCAGCGAGCCCACCGGTGCGACGGGCGATGTTGAGCGTGTCGCTCGACATCGGCACGCGACGAGCGAACTGGGGATACACCCCAAATTCCTCGACCAATCTGACGAGCTCTTGGGCAAGTTCGGGGCTAGTCAGGACACCGCCGAGCGAGTTGACGCCGCCCGCCTGGGCGCGGCTCTCGACGCCGTGATCGACGCACCACCGACGGGCCTCGGCGTCGCCGAACACATAGCCACGCAGGTGCATGCCAGCGCGGTACGCCGACTCGGCGCTACGGAACGCCTTGAGCGGGCCGTGCGACACGGGGATCGCGGGGACGGTTCGCTTCTCCACGGGAGCCTCCTCGGCAGCAGCCTTCTCGATCGCCTTGGCGGGAGCACCACGCTCCAGCACGGCACGCAGTTCGAGGTTCTTCGCCTCGATGGCACGCAGCAGCTCGATCTGCGAGCGGAGCTTGTCGGCACGCTCGGACAGAGAGCGAAGCGACGACTCCTCCTCGGCGTCCATCGCGGGGGCGTCGCCCTCGGCCGGGGTCTCGCTCATCGCTTCCATCTCGGCGACGACAGCGGCGAGTTCGTCGAGCAGTGCCTTGATCTTGTCCACGGCGTGACTCCTTGGTCGGGATGCGGCGGCGCTCACGCCACCTATCCACGAACCTACGGAGCCAGACCGGCACCCTTGCAGTAGCAGCCCGAGGGTAGATACCTAATTAGGTATCACTGCTCGGCGTCGAATGAACTCGACAGGCACGACGCTCTTGTCGTTGTGCCCGCATCGCGGACAACGCAGATAGCGAGTCTGGTACTCGCCGCGACTCTGGCTGGCGTAGACGTTGAGTCTTGCCGCGCTGCAACGCGGACACGTGTCGCCGGACTTAGCGGCCATGCTTGGTCAGGTACTCGCGGAGTTCTCGGGCACGAGCCGCCGCAGCCATGCGACGATGAGCCTCGGCGTCACGCTGACGGCGGAACGCATCGTAGGACCGCTGGGCAACTTTCACGTCGGCGTCGGGGTATGCCGGGAACGTGACCGGCCCGACATCGAGCAGCGAGTCGATCCGCTGGATCGTCCTGACGCTACGGCCGTCCTCGACGCTCCAGGCGTCACCGCCGCTTGGGACTGTGAAACTAAAAGAACTTCCCTTGACAATGGACGCACGGATATTGCTCGCGATGTCCCGGCCGTAGGAAGTGTCGGGCACAGGGAACTCATACCGCAGCCCGACATCATCGACCTTGAGCGACAGCGTGCCGGGGTACCTCGCGAGCGGGTAGTTCGCGTCGTGATTCCAGAGCGCCCGCGTCTCCAGCGGCTTCCGACGCCCGCGACGCTCGGCGACGATGCCGAACGCGCCGGGATCGATCCGCTCGATGAACGAGCCTTCGAGCTCCAGCGACAGCACGCCGAACTTCGCTGCGTAGCCCACGATGTACTCGCGCTCGCTGCCGTCGTCCTCGCTGCGGCTCTCGACCGCGAGCAGCGGGATCGCTGACTCGACTTCGTCAATCGCGAGGGAACGTCGCTCGATGTTCATCGTGTGGCTCCTGTCGTTCTCGTCCGCTGCGTTCATCTGCTCCACCAGTTTCCGACTCCACGCCCAGCCGGGGTCCGAGCCCCAAAGAGCCCAAGCGATGCGGGACGGGGATGGGAAACCGTCCTCGCCGGGGCTCCAGCCTGTCGTCCCGACGTTTGTCTGATGCCGGTCGAAGAACGCCTTCATCCGCCGAGCCGTCTCGGGGCTGATGTTCACTCCGTTGCTCAGGTCGCGTGCTCTGGCAACGCCGACTGCCGTGCCGCCTCGGCCGTACTCGCTTCGCCATGCGAGACCCTTCGCAGCCTCTTCCCGCACGCCAGCCGGGGGCGTGAAGTCGATGTGGTCATACTTACCCGCCACGCTTCCGCCTCCGTGGCTTCGCCCGTGGCTCCTCAGCAGGCGGCGGCTCGGGCAGCGCGTCGATCTTCGTGAGCGTGCTCACCTTGTGCCCGACCTGCGTCTCGGTCGCCCTCCATCCGCCGCTCACCTCCTCGTACACCGTGATCAGCGCCGCCGGGTCGTCCTCGGTCGAGTTGATCTTGAAGTCGGTCCCAGGCACATCGAGCGTGCCGTCGCCCATGACGTAGTCGATGCGTCCTCGAGCTCGCCCGCCAGCGGAGCCCCACGAGACGAAGTCGCCCTCCGAGACGGTGCCGGGCTCGGCTCGCTTCTCTGCGGAGCGGATCGTCTGCGGCGAATCGTCCACCCACACGTCAACGTCGATCCCTGCCGCCTGGGCTGCATCAGCCTTGAGCGTGTCGCCGCCCACGAGCAGCACCTGCGAGAACGCATCGGCGTAGTCGCCGAGCGTCGCCATGACTGACTGACGATCAGCCTCGGGGCGACGCGAGATCATCACGACCGTGTTGCCGTCGGCAACCGACTTGCGGGCGAACTCGCCCCACATCGCAGGATCGGCCGCGAACGTGCGATCGAAGTCGATCGAGATCGTCATGGCTCGAGACTCGAGCGACCTCGCGGGGGCGTCTTCGACCACCGGCACTTGCTGCGGCTGCGCATCCGCTGCTACTGCCGGTTGACGCTCGACCACCCCTGCGAGGATCGCGTCGATCTGTGCGGGCGGGATGGAGGGGAACGACGCGGCGATCATCGCTGCCGCACCCTCGCGGGTGACGAGACCATCGGAGATCGACTGCACGATCTCGATGAGCCCGGTGATCTGGGCACCGTTGAGTGAGACTTCGGCGACTTGGGGCGTGGCGTTCGGTGCGGGTTCGTCTTCCGGTGAAGCGGCTTCGGCAACCGGCTCCTCGACGACGATCTCTTCGACGACCGGCGTCGGCTCTGGCTCGGCCGCAGCCTTACCGAGCGTCGTCATGTTTAGTTGCACGAACCGCACGTCGCCGCCATCGACGGGGTTGAGGTTCTCCAGCGCCCGGATTTCGTTGACGCTCAGGACGCCGAGATTCCAGAGCGTGTTGTAGTAGGAGCCACGACCCGCAGCGTCTGCCCGCAGCGACCCGCGAGTGTCGAACTCCGCGAAGAGCGTGTCGTCGGTGATGAGGTCGCGACCGACCGCAAGCTCGATGCGACGCAGCCACGGCATCAGCCCGTTCGTCACGAAGTCGAGCGACTGCTGCTCGATATTGGAGAACGATGACCGCGTCAGGTCGCCCACGAGATGCGGCGGCACGCCGTAGATGCGGCAGATTTCCTCGACCGCGAATCGGCGGGTCTCAAGGAACTGGCTCTCTTGCATATTCCCGCCGCCGATCTCGATCGGCTTGAGCCCGCCTTGCAGCACAGCCGTGCGGTGACTTCGCTCGCTGCCACGGTGCATCCGCTCCCAGCCGTTGCGAAGCGCCTCGGCCGCCTCGGCTGAGATCGTGCTGTCGGTAGACAGCACCACACCGGGCCGGGCACCGTTGCCGAAGTACGACGCGCCGTGAATCTCGCACGCACGGGCCAGCCCGATCGCGTCGCGGGCGAGCTCGACCGGAACCATGCCGTTGACGCCGTCATCCGAGAGCCACCGCAGGTGCATGATCGCGTCCTGCGAGTAGATCGTCTCGGTGCCGCGATCCTCGCGGTATCGGTAACGGAGACGCCCGTTCTCGATTCGCTCGACCTGCATCCGGCTCGGGTGCAGCACGATCAACTGCGTGGCAGGACCGGCACCGGCGATCTCGACGAACGCCTGCCCGTGCGTGAGCAGGTGGAGCATGATCTGCTCTCGCCACTCGTAGCTCGTCTGCCAGCCGTTCGGACGCTCGTGGAGGATGCGGTACAGCGGCACCTCGCGGGCGATTTCCTTGCCGCCGTTGGGCAACCGCCGGTAGAGATGCAACGGGAGCCCGGCCACGCTGGACGAGAGCACGCGAACGCACGCGAGGACGACCGTTGAGCGGAGCGCCGTCTCAGGGTCGATTCGCACGCCCGACGGATTGCGGTTGCCGCCGTAGCCGCCCGACTCGTAGTCCCAGTTGCGAGACTCGTACTCGGAGGTGGGAAGCCAGAGAATGCGACCTGATGGTGCGATCATAGGAAGAGCATCGAGGGTTCTGGTGTGCTGTCAGGCGGCTTTTGCGCTGCGTGACATCCGATTCCCATCACGAGTGCCACGACGCCGTCGATTCGGTCGGAGCTTCCATGCGGCGGCTTGATCGGCTTGATGTTTCCGGCGGCATCCACCTTGACGCTGACGTTGCTTGCCATCCACGACAGCACCGGATTGCCGCCGTGCCTGAGCTTCCCAGAAACGATGAGCCCTTCGAGTTGCTTCGACGGGCTGGACATCGAACCGAAGCCCTGCCCGAAACCTACCACCTCGATCCCGTCCCCTTGCAGTTGCAGGGAGAGTTGCGTCGCATTCCAGCGGTCGATCGCGATCTGCCGCACGTTGTATTTTTTGGCAAACTCGTTGATGTCTCGGCGGATCACGTCGTAGTCGGTGACGTTGCCTTCGGTCATCGTGAGCCCTGCAGACGGCTCTTTTGCCCAGACCGTGTACGGAACCCGGTCGCGCTTCTCGCGGTCGAGTGCGTTGTCGCCAGGAATCCAAAAACGGCACAGCACGTCGAAGGTACCGTCGGGTGCCGGAAACACCGCGACGAACGCCGACGTGTCGTACGTCGTTGCGAGGTCGAGGCCGCACCAACACTCGCGGCAGTCGAGTGGAGCAGGGGGGGCGGATGCGCACGCGTCCCAGGCCTCCATCTTGATCCACCGTGTGTCCTGCTGCGTCCACTGGTTGAGCCGGTATCTGCGGAACGAGTTTTCCTTGGTGCTGGAGAGTTGGGCCTCCCGGCAGTCGGCGGCGAAGTCGTCCGGTTTGATCGTCACCCCCCACGACGGATTCGCCTTCGGCCACGTGTCCTCGCTCGTCCACTCGTCGTTCTCCTCGGCCTCGTAGATGCACGGAAAGAACGTCGGGTCGTGCGCCCAATCTCGTAGCACCGCCTTGGCGTAGGCGTACTGCTCCCAGCAGATCGAGTTGCGGTCGTAGCCCGCCGTCGTGATCGACACGATGAGCGGCTGCTCACGGGCCGCACCGCCGTACCGCAGGGCATCCCAGAGCCGCCGGTCGCGCTGGGCGTGGAGCTCGTCGAAGAGGAGCCCGTGGATGTTGAGACCCTCGGCCCGGAACGCGTCGGCAGACAGAACTCGGTAGAACGACGACGCGTTGCGGTATGCAATCGTGCGACGGGAGTCGATGACTTCTAGCACGCGGGAGAGTTTTGGCGAGGCGCGTACCATGCTCGCCGCCTCGCGGAACACGATCGACGCCTGCTCGCGGTCGGCCCCGCACCCGAAGATTTCCGCCCCGATCTCACCGTCGAAGGCAAGAAGGTACAGGCCGATACCAGCAAGCAGCGTGGACTTGCCCTGCTTCTTTGCGGTCGAGATGTACGCCATCCTGTAGCGGCGTGTGTTGTCGTCGAGCCGCTTCCAGCCGAACAACTCGCCGAGCATCGCGGCCTGCCAATCGAGCAACGCGAACGGCTCGCCTGCGTGCTTACCCTTCGAGTGTCGCAGCCATTTCTCGAAAAAGCCGACGACGTGTTGCGCAGCCTCTGGATCGAAGTAGTAGTCAAGCCCCTGGCGTTCGGCGTCGCTTCGCAGCGTAATCGGCAACTGGGTCTGCTTCTTCTTGGGCATGCGTGCTCACCTGCGAACGGCTGCTCGGCGTCATGCCGAAGTCCTGCTGAAGGCGGCGCAGATCATTGCGGAGCGATCGCTCGTCAACCGCCCACGAGTACGGCTGCGTCCACTTGATCCGCATCCTCCCGTCCGTTCGATTCGGGTCCGGCTCCATCTGCACGTTGTCGCGGCCGAACTGCTTGCACTTCTCTTTCGCCTCGATCCACTTAGACCACGTGTGGCAATAGATCGCCCACGCATCCACGTCGGCCTCCGTGAACACACGCATCCGCCGCAGCGTCGGAACGGTCTCGTGCCACTTTTGCACGGCGACCGGATCGTCCTTGATCGAGGCTGGCGGGTCGAGATTGTCGAGCAGGTCTGGCGTCGGCTCGTTCGTCGGCAGCGCCGTCTTCGACGGGTTGCCGCGAATGTATTTCAGGATCGAGGGTTCGGGGGCGGGGCCGCGTTTGCCCATGTTTGCGCCTTACGCTAGTTTGCGGATCGACTCATCTACGATTCTTGGGACAGCGTTATTCCAGAGCACCATGTGATGAAGTCTGCGGTGAGTTGATCCCATCGTGGTGAGTTTTACGCACGAAGGTGCGTACATCACCGAATAGAACGACTTCACGTAGGTGCCAAGGTCGAGGTAGATGTCGGTCAATCCGCCCGAGTTTTGTTGCGTCTGCTGTTGCCACAGACGCAGCCTAGGGATCGTGACGAAAAGGCTCCCGCGGCGTCCGTTCTCGACGTACAGGTTCACGTCCTCGTTGATGCGGCCCATGAACTTCACTGGGCGTTCGGTCGAGAACAGGAAACTATTCATCACCTTGCGGGAGAAGCGGCCCTGCTTCACCTGCTTGATGAATTTCCCCTCTCCGCCTCCGATGAAGTCGCCCCCCTGCGCAAACGCAACTGACTTCGCACCGGATTCCTCAAGGAACTCGATGCAGGCTTCGAGAATATGGTCGAGCTTGTGCGTCACGGCATTAGCGGTGACGTACTCGCCGCCGTTGTCAGCAGACCACCCGAATGAACTGTAGTCGTCGTCAAGTTGCCAGAAGTATTTCAGACCCATCTTCTCGGCAATCACGAAATTCCAGTTACGGGCGTAGACAACCGAGTTGCGCTTGCCGAAGTTGTCTCCGCTGTCCGTGTAGTCAATTGCGTCCTGCTTGCAGAACACGATCACATCATCTCCGTAGGCGTCGCGATACCTTGAGGCCTGCTTGTCCTCGTCATCGACAAGCAGATAGATGCGGCCCGTATACCCACACCTCCGCAACGCGCGATGCGTGATGACGTTGTCGGCGCGGCCGTGCGTAAGGATAAATACGGCAAAGTCATTCCGCATCGGGAGAATCCTTGTCGTCCGAGTAGATAGAGGCCAGAGAGCTCGACAGCCTCGCATACCCGTTCTGTATTGCCTTGTCAAAATCAACGATGACTAGCGCGCTATCCTCCATAAGGCGTTGCGACTCGACATCCGAATTCGCGTAGTAGTCGGCAATTTTTTCAAAGTTGAAAACGACGTGCCGCATAGCGGCTGCAATCAAGAACGCCTTCTCGTCATCGGCGACGGTGGACCTATGGATGGCAGTAATGAGTGCCTGCGCGGCTTCGTCTACGTACAACTCGGACACGTCTGGCTTCGGTCCTCGCGGAATATACTCAGGGGCATCTACCTTGTCGGTGTATGGGTTCTCATCTTCCTGTTCTTCCTGCTCGCCGCCTTCGAGTGATCCGTACAGCCCGGCCTGCGCTGCCGTCGCGGCAAGCATCTGCTGCAACGCCTCGCTCCCCGTGTCCACGTTGCGGAGCAGTTCGTCTAACTTCGCCGCATCGGAGTCAGCCATCGCGGCGAGAGGGTCGAGCGTCGCGAGAATCTTGTCGGCCTCGGCCTCGGTCACGTCGAGGACGAGCACCGGCACGTCGCCGTCGCCAAGCGTCTCGGCTCGAAGGTGGCCGTCGATCAGCATGAGCGAGCCGTCTGGCAACTCGCGTGCGAGGCAGGCGTCAGCCAGCCCGACCTCGGCCAGTACGCCACGGAGGGCATCGGCCTGCGCCTTGGGGTGCGTCCTCCAGTTCTTCGGATTAGGCCGGAGGTCGCTCGCAGGGACCATACGGAGCGATTTGACGCGGTTTCGAATGTTCATGTGTGGGAACTATTAGCTAGTGGAAACGGGCCTCAGAACGCATGTGCGGGGCTCGCGGAAGGGGGGGGGCTAAAAACTCCCGGCCACGTGAGCCTAGT